GTTCCATCCAACACCTATCTAGGAGATTTCTATGCCGGTAACCAATGCGGGCGCTCGCGTCATTGATCCGATCCTGACCAGTGTGGTCCAGGGCTACAACACGATGGACTACGTTGGGGGCAACTTGTTCCCACAGGCCCCTGTGCGTGCTGCTGGTGGTCAGATCATTGAGTTTGATCGCGACGCCTTCCGCCTGTACACCAGCCGCCGAAGCCCTGGCGCGGCCACTCGTCGCATCCAGTTCGGCCACGCGGGCAAGCCGTTCGCGTTGTTTAACCACCGCCTGGAAGGCCAGATCCCCCGCGAGCACCAGCGCGATGCCAGTGTGGTGGCTGGTATCGATATGGGTAGCCGTGCTGCGCTCAAGACCATGAAGGCACTTTGTCTGACGCTGGAAGTGGAGCAAGCCCAGATGGCCACCACCCTGGCCAACTACCCAGGCACCAACAAGGTCACTCTCGCGGGCTCAACCAAGTGGAGCACGGCCACCGGCACGCCGTTGGCTGATATCGATGCTGGCCGCGAAGCGATCCGGCAGCAGTGCGGCCTGTACCCAAACGTGTTGATCCTGTCGGCGGTGGCCTTCAACGCTTGCAAGAACAACCCCAACGTGGTGGCCCGCTTTCAGTACAACGGTGCGGCTGGCACGGACGCCAGCATGATCACGCCGCAAATGCTGGCAGGCCTCTTCAACGTCAAGAAGGTGGTGGTGGGCGCTGCGGTGTACTGGAACGACGCCAACGTCGTACAGGACATCTGGGGCAACAACGCTGTCTTGGCCTTTGTGCCCGAAGGCTCGCTGGCCGACGCCGAAGAGCCCAGCTATGGCTACACCTATGTGATGGAAGGCCACCCCGCTGCTGAAGAGCCCTACTGGGACAACAACACGGCGAGCTGGGTGTACCCGGTGGCCTTTGAGCGTGCCCCTGTGCTGTCGGGCATCACCGCAGGCTATCTGATCCAGAACCCATCTTGATGGCGATGGCGCCGGGCTCTGGCCCGGTGCCCTTGGTTGATCCGTTTTCAAACTCTTTTCATTGAGGATTCACATGAAGCTCAAAGCTCTTTCCCCCATTCGCCTGTCGCCCGAAGAAACTCTGGCGGTTGGTGCTGAGTTCACCATTGACGACGATGTCGCGGCCAAGGAGCTGATCGACAGCGGCGCTGCCGAGCTGGTGCCCGAAGCCGAACCCGCCGCCAAGAAGCCTGGCAAGGCTGCCTGATCTGGGCTGAAACATGAGCTACGCCACCGCCCAGGACTTCATCACCGAGTTCGGCCTGACAGAGGCCACCCAACTCTTGGCCGATGAAGAACAGTTGCTGACCGCTGATTTGCTCAAGGCGGCGGTGGCTGGCTCATTCCCCGGTGGCACACCCGCTGCTGACCAGGCAGCGGGCAATGCCGCCAAGCTGCGCCTGGAGCGCAAGCTGACATCGAGCACTTCGGTGATGGATGGCTACTTGCGTGCCGTGATGGCGCTGCCCCTACCAGCTGGGCATGCCAGCGCGGGCGTGTTGATGGAGTGCTGCCTGGCCTTGACCCGATGCGCCCTGGCCGACGACACCGACAACGCGACGGAGCGCATGGACGATTGCTGCAAGACCTGGCGCACATGGTTGCGTGATGTGTCCAGCGGCAAGGTGCTACTGGTGGCCGCTGACGGTACGGCTGCCCCGCGTAAGTGCCGGGTGTTCAGCGGGCCGGTGGTGTCGCAGTTTGATTGGCAGGGCTTTGGCAGGGGGACGCCATGACGGGCGCAAGCCATGAACGTTCAGGCGTTCGCCTGGCCATTGAGTTTGATGACCAGGCCATCCAGGCGCATCTGGCCAAGTTGGTCGCTGCTGAAAAGGGTGGTTTCAAGGCTGTTCGCCGAGAGGTGGGTGCCTACATGCTGGGCCAGATCCAGGATGCATTTGACAACCAGAAGCTGTTTGATGGCTCGGCCATGCCTTTGTCGGAAGCGGCCAAGGGTGGCGTGATCTACAAGCGCATCAAGGAAGGCAAGCGCAAGGGCAAGTTGCGCAAGGTGACGGTGAAGCCACGCAAGACGCTGATCGACACGCGCAAGCTGTACCGCAGCTACACCTACAACCTGACCGGCCAAGCCGGGCTGGAGGTGGGCTCTGACATGGTGTACGCCGCCATCCACCAGTTTGGTGGCGAGACCGGGAGTCGCAAGGGGCGATTCAACATGGTGGCCCGGCCTGTGGTGGGCATGACCGACGATCACAAGGCCTATGTGGGCGATCTGATGTTGGCCGAGCTGCGGAGGCTGACATGAGTGCGGTAGTGCTGCTCCAGCAAGCCCAGCAATGGGTGCGCGATGGCTTCACCGCTGCCGAGGTGCGAGATGTGAAGCTGTATGGCGGCGAGTTCTCGGCTGAAGAGATCCCATTTGAGAGCTACACCTGCCCAACGATCATGCTGGCCGTGCTGGGCTGGACGCCTGGGGGCTCACGCCTGCTGACAGGCAAGCATGTGCGCACGGCCAGGATGGCCGCGTTCGTGGTTGTGAAGCATGCCAAGCGCGACCAGCGGATGCTCGACGCCATGCGCTTGGCGGAGCGCCTGAGCGTGCGCATGCGCCTGTGGAAGCCTGACTGCACGGGCTTGCCTGTGTGCATTGCCCCCCTGGATGACGATGCCCGGTGCGAGAACCTGTATGGCCGCGCTGTGGACAAGAAGGGCCAGGCCCTTTGGCTGGTGGACTGGGAGCAAGCCGTGCTGCCTCAGGTGCCACAGCCCCAACTGTTTGACTTGCTGGCCGTGGAGGTGAACAGCCATGGCCATGCGGCGGTGCCTGACGCCTCTGTGCCTGGCACCGCTGTGACCGTGACCCAGAGCGTGAGCCTGGGCTGACCGATTGACTTGCAAACCCTGAATGGAGATGGCCATGGCCAAAGCTGAGAAAGAGGCAGAGAAAGACCTGGCGGCAAACACGCCTGGCGTGGGTGGTGCCGCCACCGTGGCGAGCGCGGCCCTGGCCCTGGGCGATGTGGTCAACGTGGTGTGCCCGCCTGACACCGTGCTGCGCAACACCGAGACCGGCGTGCCGTTTGAACCCGGCGTGCCCACCCGCCAGTTGGTGACGCTGACGCTGTTGCGCCGCCTGGAGGATGGCGATCTGGTCTTGGCCTGATCGCGCTCCGCTTGCTGCGCACAACCCACATTCGAAGCTGCCTTGAAAGGGATTTGACATGGCTTTGCCCAACCTCTTGAACTTGAACTTCCTGGTGCCATACGTGGCCGGGAAGCTGGACTTTTCTCGCGCCATCCGTGGCCTGCGTGGCATGCCGCGCCGCCTGCTGCTGGTCGGCCACAAGCTGGCCAGTGGCGCTGCTGCAGCCAACACGATGATGACCATCTCGACCGAGGCCGACGCGGTGTTCCAGTTCGGCGAAGGGTCGATGCTGGTGCAGATGTGGCGTGCGGCGAAAGCCAACGTCGATCTGGGCGTGCCCATGGACTGCATCTCGATTGCGCCCAACGGCTCAGCGGTGGCGGCCACCAGCATCATCGTGGTGACCAACGCTGGCAACTTGTCGATGCCGGGTGAGGTGATGCTGTACATCGGGGGCGTGCGCATCTCCATCGGGGTGACCACGGCTGACACGCAGATCACGGTGGCGGCGCGATTGATCGCTGCCATCAATGCCAATGCCGCCCTGCCTGTGACGGCGGCAGCCACCGCCAACACAAACGAAGTGAAGCTGACGGCCCGCTGGGGCGGGCTGACGGGCAACGACATCGATGTGCGTGGCACCTACTACCCTGATGACCGTTTGCCCAACGGCCTGACGCTGACGATCCCGGCGATGGCCGGTGGTTCGACCAGCCCTGACCTGACCCCCCTGATCGCAGCCATGGCCTGGTATCGCGCCACGGAGCTGGTGGTGCCCTTCATGGACAGCACCAACATGGCGATCCTGGAGGCTGAGCTGGCCACCCGCTGGCTGCAGAACAACATGCAGGACGGCCAGGTCATCAACGCGATGCGCGGCACCGAGGCCACCATCACGACCTGGTTGAACACGCGCAACAGCCCGCATGTGCACACCATTGCCACGACGAAGGACTGCACCAACCCGTGGGAGACGGCTTCGATGGCGGGTGCTGCCATTGAGAGCATGGCAGCGATTGACCCTGCGCAACCGCACACCGGCGTGCCGCTGTTGGGCTACAAGGGGCCCAAGCAAGGCGACCACTGGACCATTGACCAACTCAACAACCTGCTGCTGGCCGGTGCCAGCCCGCTGGATGTGCAGCCTGACTACACGGCCACGCTGCTGCGCATGGTCAGCAACTACACGATGAC